CATCAATCCCCTCACTGCTGATGATTTTCGGCGCGACCCTGAATCAATAGCTAATGAAATTCGCGCAGACATTGTAAATAATATTGACGCAATTACACAAACTGATATTGGCGCAGATACAGATCAGATAAAAGCGTTGCTTGATCCGCTGCGTAGCGAAGTTGCAGGTCTACCAGGCGAAGTCGAAGAATCTGCCATATCGCCAATACAGGAATTGTTTGCTGCGTTAGAAGAACAGGGAAGGGCCTTGCCAGAAACTTTTAGGCAGGATGTGCAAACACCCATCGCAGATATGATTGAGGGATTGCGCACTAGTCTAACGCAGGATATTGGAGAATTTCAGGTTCCTGACACTTTTTTAGAAAAGGGTACTAAACGAGCCGAAAGCCTACTTGACCTCATCTATGGCACGGGTATGGGCACAGGCCGCGAGGGAGCGGGTATTGCAGGTTTTCAAATCCCTCCTGCTTTTGCTCAGCTGGAAAGCCGCTTGGGGTCTTTTGGTGCGCCCGAAACGCTTATGGGCAAAGTGGGATTGTTGCAGGATGCCTTGCGAGGAATCGACCTTAGCACTCTTACCGCTCCCGAAGGCTTAGATGCACTTGTTGCCAGCGTGGGTCAATTAGGTACTGACCTTCCTGGAGCCGCTACGGGATTAGAGACATTCCAAAACGCTTTAAGTGCGTTTTCGCCAGAAGATCAAGCGGTCATGGGAATGTTGCTCAATCTCATTGGCCCTGAAGGTATCGCTAGCTTGGGCACAGAGCAGCTGGCCGATCTTATTACCCGATTTAAAGAGATGCAGGGCACCGCGCTTACAGATGCAATGAGCGCTTTCTATGCTAGTGACACTGATGTGCAGCCGTGGCTTGATGCACTGCGTAGGGGTGTAGTAGATACGTATTCTCCGATTCCCGAAATGGAATTTGAGGGGCTTATACCTGGGTTAGTACAGGGCATATCTGACAAATACGAACCCACATTCAAACGAGCAGCTGGAAACATACAAGAAATACAAGACATCCTTGAAAATTTTGAAGAGGGCAATATGCAGGGCACAGGAACTACGGGAGGCACAGGAACTACGGGAGGTACAGGAACTACGCCAACGGGTTTTTTGGCTACGCTGCAAAATGCCCTCAGTCCCAGGATAAAAGATCAATCGGCGCTTACAGCAGATTACTTAGCAGGCGATCCTGTTACAGCGAGCTTATTAGCAGATTTAGCGGATCAGCAAAAGCAGCAACAAGCGGAATTGGAAGAGCAGCTACAGCGTTTTGGCGTAATACAAAGCGGCGCTTCCCTGGATGCTATACCTGAATTGCAATCATTACAACGCCGAGAGCGCTTGGGCGTGTTGGGTAGTGCTGCTGAACGGATACAAGCTGAACGAGATCAAGCGCTGGCGCAGGGCCTTGATTTGGGCAGAACGCTTACGACCCGTGATTTGGGCCTGGCAGAGCTTACGGGCCTTGCAGGTGATACGCAGACGCTGGGTGGGAGAGAGGCAGACTTGGATATCATCTCTGCGGTTATTGCAGCCCTTGATCCAGAACTTGAGATACAGGGCAACAAGGAAGAGTTGGCTGAGCTACTGTTGGAACTGCTAGGCAATGTGCCTGGAGGAGAGGATGCTAATTGGATTGCACGATTTAAAAATATGGTCATGGAAGGAGAGGGAAATTAATCATGGCATTAGGACAAATCGCAGCACTGGTAGGGTCGCAGGGCGTAAAGTATTTGCTCGACCAACGCGCACAGCAACAGCAGGAGCGAGAGCAGGCACGCATGGATGCTATGGCAAAGCTGCAGGGCAGTCTGAAAGGCCAGCCGCAGCGCTCTGGCATGGCAGGTCCTCCTGGGGGAATGCTGGGCGCAGGCCAGCAGATAATGGGTGACCCACAGATGCAGAAGATGATCCAGGATATGCTGTTCAAATACTTGTTTAGTGGTGGGCAGGCACCTGGTGGAGGTGGAGGTGGCGCTATGCCCAACGCACAAGGATTTATGTCTCGCTACGGAGGCTAAAATGTCAGCGTATTCGACCGATTGGATTAAGCGCTTAAACAAACTGCGCGAAACCGATCCTGAAGCAGTGCGCGAAATTGAAAAGCGTGCTGATCAGATATATAATGATCCAGGATATGATGTGTATTCCAGGGGTGGCGTAGCTAAAACCCCAGGTGCGCGGTACAAGGATGCAGGTAGAGATTCGCGTGCCCGTGCGATGGAGCAGGCGTTTAGCGAATACGAGCGCATGGCAGGGGCAACGCAGCCTGAGCCAGAGTCATGGATGGCAGACCTACCCGAGGAAAATCCTTTGGCTGGCTTGCCTGAAACAGAGCCTGAGACAGAGCCTGAGCTTGAGCCTGAGCTTGAGCCAAGTCTGGAGACTGAAATTGTCTCCGCAGACGAATTAGCTGAGATAGAAGCAAAGGCCAAGCGTAGCCCTGCACCAAAGCGTCCTACAATGCCAATAGCAGAAGACGTTACTGAGGACCAGCCTGATGATGTAGACCTATTACCTTTTGCGATGGACGATATTAAAGAGTTAGAAAACCCTACGCTGCTACAGCGATTGGGGCGCTTTGCAGAAAGCGATAGGGGTCTTGCAGTGCTACAGGCATTGGCGAAAGGTGGGCAGGCATACATGGGAGGCAGAGCGCAGTCTGAAGCCAACCAACGTACTAGGCAGTCCCAGGCCCGAGCAAACCTTATCAATGCCTTGAGCAGTCGCGCAGGCGCAAGGGGCACGGTAGAGAAACCTCGCATGGGCAAGCTGGGCACCCTCTTCGGAACTCTGGCTGACATAGGTGGAGGGTTGCGTGAGGAAAGGACCCTGGAGCGCGAGAGGGACCTTAAAGAACGCAAGTTGGCAAGTGATATAAACCTTCGGGAACGCAAGTTGGCAGCTGATGAGGCAGCAAGGCAAGCGACAGCGGCAGCGAAAGACGAAGAGAGGCTGGCAACAGAAAAATATCGTGAGGAACAACTGCGCATTTCTGGAGAAAGCAAAGAGTATCAAAGAGAACGCGCAAAATGGGCACGTGAATCTGCAAAAATTGATAAGGATCGTCAAGCTAGGCAAGATGCGCAAAGAGAGCTAGACAGGCAGGCAAATAGTTTAGGCACCTTAGCTGAATCTGCGGGGTATGAGGATTACGAGTCATGGGACGATTACCTGGCATCTGACCCAGCAGTAAAAAGAGTTTATGACAGACTTGATCCTGACAACCAGGCTATGGTCAGGGGCAAGTTTGGGATATCTAAGGGAAGAACTGCAAAAGCGACAAAAGCAACTCAAAGCACGGAATTGCGGCAAGCAGTCGTTGACCTGGGAAGCGTGGCGAAAACAGGAGGCTACGGCCAGGAAGCACCCTCGCTAGATGATTGGCTGGAAGTCAACCCAAGTAAAAAAGCGGTATATGACAAACTTTCTGATAGTGGTAAGCTAGCAGTTGAGGGCAAATTCATGGAAGGTTTGCAGACTGCAGTCAAAGAAGGCAAAAAGGCTGCGCCGAAAACTACGTTTACCGAGTTATTGGCATCTGCCAATATTATGCGTAGCGCGTGGGATGGGATGTCTGCCAGCGACAAGACAGGGCCACTTGCAAGGGCATTTGTTGAGGGTTCTCCCGAAGAAGATGCAGGCTTTTTTATGATGCGAATGTTTGACGATGCGTATGCCTACAAGTCGCTGCGAGATGCGCTTGCATTGCAGCTTGCCTCTGCATTCAACAAGGGCAGGCCAAGTGATAAAGATTACGTAGTCGCGTTAAAACTTTTGCCGCAGTTGGGTGAACCGATTTCAGTGCAGGACAAAAAGTGGGAAGCGCTGGCCTATCTTGTCAATATGAAGAAAGCAGCTGAGATGGCAAACTGGCGGCAGGAAAACGAGGTCGATTACTTGGCAGAATTTGTTGACGTAGGCAGGGATTATGTCAACCTCGACTTCAATAAAGCACAGCAGTTCTTCCAGTTCGATGAAATGGCGATCCGCGATTTTACAGGCACGGCAGATCCAGGGCAGCAAAGGCGCAGGCTGCGTGAAGATGCCTCGTTGAAGGGCAATTAGTAATGGCCGAACCAGACAAGCAGATGTACAGAACGCACAGGGAATTGGGTGAAGACCTGATTCGCCAGTTTCCTGATACGTACGGAGGGGAAAATCCATATCTCCTGGGGAAGCGGTATGAGGAAAAGTATCCTGATGAGGTAGGCATTGAAGAGGCTGGGGGCTTTTTTTCCAGTGAACGATACGGGGAAGATTTTTATGATACTGCAGGAGAAGTGCTGAAGGGAGGCATGGACCTTGCAGTAGGCGTTGGTGGAGACATTGCGGATGCCTTTGCACTGCCTTTTACCAGGGTCGATGAGAGAGTTGCGGGAGACATCGAAGGGGCTAAGCGCTTTCCTTTTATACGGTCCTTGGCAGGATTGGGGCAGGGCGCAGCTGCAGACCTTTGGCAGCAGTTTGCTGGAGCGATAGGCTTGCCAGAAGAAACGATAGGTAAGGCTACGCTGGGCGCGACTCCAGCAGAGCAGCGTGCTGGGCGCGATGTGATGGCAGAATTTCGGGAATCGTTTGAAGATTATGCCCGAGAAGAAAGACCGATGGAGTTTCTTGCGAATCTTAGTGCAGTAACGCCAGGCAAGACGCTCACCAAGGTAGCACCCAAAACTGCGCAACGGGCAGTAGGAGCAGATGCTGACAAGGTGCAGCAGGTAGCAGAGACAGTCCGAGAAGTAGGCAGGGTTGCCGATCCCACCAACGTCCTGTCTACGCTAGCTAAGGCAGGCAGGCTGGGCGCAACCAAGGGGTATCCCCTGGTTAAGCGAAGCGTAGAGCCTGTGAAGAAGTTTGTAAAACGTGGGACCACTAGAGGACGTAATTTCGCAGCTGAGCGTGCAGAGGATATCGTCGCATTTACAACTTCTACGGGTAACAATGCCATACGTAGATTGGCAGAACGAGCAGGGGAAAGCCCACTGTTTAGGAACAAGGTGCGTGCGTGGCGAAGACTCCCACAGGAGCAATTGTATTCACGGTTGTATACGACCTTTAACAATGCGGTGCGGAAGGTTCGGGAGAAGTCGCAGGCTGCCTACCAATTGGCTGAGCAGAATTTGGGTCCCATATTGCGCAAGCCCTTAGAGCAGCAAAAGCCTGGGTCTATAGAGGAAATGCAGGGTGCTTTATTGGGCATCATTGATGAGTATGGTGGAACTTTTGAAATAATCACACCTCCTACAGACAGGACATTACGATCTATTGCTTATAATCCCCAAAAAATAATTGATGAGCCCTCTCGCTTTGAAGTCAGCTTTGAAAATGCAGGAGCGGTTCCCGAAGGAACTAATCTTAAAGGTGATATCGCACGCGAATTTGAAAGGTTTTTAAATCTTGATCCCAATACTGCTACGGGCATGGATATACACAAGTTGCGTAAAGCCTTGGATAAGGAAATTCAACAAATGCCAGGAGGGGGAGGTCCCGAAGATGTGTATAGAGCGCCCTTTCGCGTGCGTACTGAGCTTCGCAGCGCAGTGTCTGACGCTCTTGAAACTACATACGGCGAACAATATACGGCAGCAATGGCAGATTATCGTGCCTATGCCGAGATGCAGCGCACGATGTACAACACCTTTCGACTGACAGGCACCGATGTAGACAAGAGAAACATGGAAACTATTTTGGGGGAATTAGCAAACACCTATAACCCCAACGCCAGGCAGGGTCTTCGGCCAAGGGTCATCCAAGAGTTTGCAGAGATGGCAGAGATGCCTGACCTGGAAGCAGCGCTATTGGGTGCGACCTTTAACCCCTCGATAAGCAAGGGGTTGGCCCAGCGGTCTGAGATGGCAGAGAACGTAGCTACCATATTGGGTGGCGCAGCGGGAATGGAGTATGGTGGGGGTGCTTTGCCTGCGGCAATGGGGGCATTGGGAGCAAGGTTTGCTACACAGGCTGCGCAGCAGCTGCTCTATAGCCCGAGACTGTTCAGCGAAGCACTGATGACCTTCTACGACCTGCCGAGGATGCCATCGACTAAGAAGGTTACGCAGCTAAGAGAGAAGCTGACCAGCAATCCTAAAGTCAATGCCATTCTGCGGGAAGGATTGCCTTTGGGAGTGACGCTGGAACGCATTAAAAATGAAGCAGGGGTAGATGCGTATGACATCCTTGCCACTGAAGAAGAAGCAAGTTCTAACCTCTTTAAAAGTTTGTCCAGAGGGGCGCAATAATGGCTACGTATTCAAATGTGAAAACATGGTCAAGTAACGAGACTTTGACCTCTAGTGACTTGAATGCAGAGTTCAACAACATTATTACTAACACCAATAGCGGTAATCTGAACTCTGACAATGTGTCCACCAGTGCAGCGTGGACCTGGACAGGGACGCACACCATGTCCACCAGCAGCAAGCTGGCGCTTATCGACAATATATACGTCACCTTCGGGTCTGCCACCGATGGCGATTACTTCATGCGCTACAATGCCTCCAATACGGCCCTGGAGCTATCTACGACCAACGCCGATGGCAGTGGCACTAATGCGGTAGTATTAGACATACAAGATGGTACGGATGATGTAAGGGTTAGAGGGGGGCTTAGCACGGACAACAATGCAGCCCCTACGACAGGTCTTTTGGTGGGTGGCAACATTGTCTCCGATACGGACAGCACTGACGATTTGGGCACGACGAGCGTGCGATGGGCGAATGTCTACACCGATGCCGTGGGAGACAGTGGGCAGGCCCTGGGCGTTAAAGCGACTACGCTTTCCTTCGACGCTGCCAGCACTATCGACACCAGTGGCAATAACGCCCTGACGTTAGATGCAGGCAGCGCAGTCCTCACCCTGGATGGTGGGACGATAGAGAGTGACGCAACGACACTATCATTTGATTCTGCTGCGACGATAGATACTTCGGGCAATAACGCTTTATCTTTAGACGCAGGCACTGCGGTGCTGACGCTGGATGGTGGGACGATAGAGTCCGATGCCAGCATTTTTTCCTTTGATGCTGCGGCTACTATAGACACCAGCGGCAATAACAATCTTACGCTTAGTGCAGGCACAGCAACTATTGTTGCCACTGCAGGTGATATAACAATATTTGATGATAATAATAATGCAGACACATCATTGAGTATTGGCACATCTGCTACGGAAGCACTTGTCGTTCAGGCACTCAACGGTGGTAGTAACAAAACCCTGGAAGAGCTACGGTTTACAACTAAAACCGCAAGCAGTACGGGCGATCACGGCAAAATGACTTTCTATGTCGATGAGACTGAAATTGCTACTATTGACGATGGGGGCATTGATCTCGCTAGCGGGTTGGCGTTTTCAGTAAACGGCACTGCAGTGGGTAGCGGTGTAGATGCTACAAACGGCGCATCTACGCGCATTGCTACATTTTCTGATTCAGATACGATCAATGGATCGGCAAATCTTGTTTATTCTGAAGACTCCAGTGATGTTGGCTTAGGGATTGGCGGAGGTAATCCGCACTCATACAGCACAGCAGACGCAATTGTGCTAATTGGATCAACAAGTCACAATAACACTGAACTTGCATTAGCATCGTCAGATACGGGTGGCTCTGTTAATCAGATTACGTTTTCAGATTCTGCTGATACTAACTATCAATCCCGAATCTATTACAATCATGCAACTGGCGATATGGGGATTGAAGTCGAAGATGATATAATCATATCGACAAATTCATCAGAACGATTACGAGTTTTGGAAGCAGGGGGTCTTACATTTAATGGCGATACCGCCGCCGCAAACGCGCTCGACGACTACGAAACTGGGGTATGGACTCCAGTTTGGCGCTTTGGCGGTGCAACTGGAACGTCGCAGACGATTGGAGACACTCATGCGTGGTACACAAAAATCGGAGGCGATGTTACTGTCTATTTTTATGGCAATATGGCAAATGCAGTTTCAGGATCGGGAATCATGGTGATGACCGGTTTGCCCTACACGATTAAAAATACGACTAACGCAGCCACCTCAGTGATTCCGTGGACTAATAGAATCAGCTACGCAGATGCCCCCGCAGTGATGGCTTACCCTAACAGGGCATACCTCAACTTTGAGTCGTTGACAGACTCAACGACAGGGACCGCTGCAGACATTACTGAGGGCAATTGTAATCAGTATTCGCAAATTAGGTTTCAAATCAAGTACAGAACTGAGTAAATTGGGAGCAGACAATGGCACTTAATAAAACTATTGTAGATGATAAAATAGAAATTGTTGGCACCTACAAACACATTCAAGTTCGCACCGCTACTGTAATTGAAGAAGATGGCACTGAGTTGTCGCGTTCATTCCATCGTCGCGTGCTGACGCCAGATGCCGATGTTAGCGGTGAGTCTGCTGAAATACAGGGCATTGCCAGTGCTGTATGGACCGATGCGGTTAAAGCAGCGTGGACATCATCCCAAAATAACTAATGTTGGGCAAACCACCTCGTGATCCTAAAGAAATCGGATCGTTTGCCGAGCTACGTGAATGTTACAAAAAATTGTGGAGTTTATACGACGATTCTCGCCAACAACACGCTGCAGCGGAGGGCGTTTTAAAGTCCAGAAGCGCCCAAGTTCGGGGCGCAAAAGCCGAGGCAAAAGAGGCTCGTGCAAAAATTGAAACGATTACGCGCCATCAAGCGCAACAAGAAAAATTGGTGTCGTGCGCATCTTGGAGCGGCTGCGCTTTGGGGATTAATACGTTGCTGTTTCAGACTCTGCGATACTACGATGATAGGCACGCCATACCCGAATATATAGTTGATTCAGATTTTGTTTTTGCTGGCTCAGCCTGGCTATTAACTAGTTTGTTTGCTGCTGCGGCAAACTCATTTTACAATGACTGATGAAAACACCGAGCAGGCCCTGCAAGCGTTTGGCGAAACTTCGGGCGTAGCCCTGCTTGTAGAGCAATACATCTGGTGGTTTTTAGCTGCATTAGTATTACTCTCCATCCGCGAGACAGTAGTCAATCTACTAAGTGGCATCAGTGTATATCTGGGTAGCGATTACGATGAATCGCAGGTTGTCTGGGCGCAGATTAATGGGCATCGCAGGCCAGCACGCATTACGCAGGCAGGGTGGTTTAGCTCGACCCTCTATCTCTATGACATCGAAATAGACGATGAGGGGAAAAAAATTATTGTGGGTGGAACTTTGCTAAAAGTTAGCAACACAAAATTAAAGGACTTGTTGTTGGAACGCCCTTTAGACAAACTCCCGCTAGACGATTTAGGTGGAATGTTATGAAAAATGTCGCTGAAAAAATTTTAGAATTAAGAGAAAATCAACGCGCAACGTTGGAACGATTACAGCAGGCACAGGGCACTGTGCAGGAATTAACGGCCCTGGCCCAGCGTCAGCAAGGGGCGTTGATGGTGCTGGAGGAACTGGATCAAGATAAGGGGGCTGAAGATGAATCTAACTAACATTGTTAGCAATGTGGCAGGCAAATTAGCATCACGTAAGCTGGGCGTTACCGCAGCGGTAGCCGCAGCAGCTGGCACAGGCGTAGTTGAGCTTACCTGGCCGATGGCCGCAGTCGCGGTAGCCTACGTTTTAGGGCAGGCTTTTGTTGATGCAGCGAAATAGCAATTTTTATTTTTCGGTTTCTAACCGCTTAATCTGTTCGTGTAATTCTACTGGATTGACTCTGGCGTAGCGCTTCGCCATCGTAGCACTCTTCCAACCTCCCAACGCCATGATATGCTCCATCGACACCCCTCGCTGCATAAGGCGTGTGGCGAAGGTGTGCCTGAACTGATGTGGGTGAATGTGCCCAATTCCTAACTGCTTGCTTGCAGAGATTAAAGACTTCTTTAAATCTATAGGCCCAATTACCAATGCTTCAGGATTACTGTCATCAGGCCATACGAGGGTATGACTGCTGTGCCCACTTTGCGTCTGCGCCCAGCTGCGTCCCGAGCGCAGGGAGTCGAAGAGGGCAGCGAGGCGATCGGTCATAGGGATGACCCTGAAAGTCTTCGCTTTGCTCTTGCGCACGATCAGCTGCCTGTTGGCCGTATCCACATCGCGCCAACGTATCTGCGCCAGTTCGCCTCTGCGTAGCCCTGTATCTACCAGGATGGCAACATAGTATTTGGCATACTCAGGCAGCACCTGCATTAAGGCATCCATCACCGCATCTGTCAAAGGCTCAGGGATGTTTTCCTCTTCTTTAAGCGCTTTGAGAGGCGCTGCTTGATTCTCTATCGTATAGTTTAGCGAGTGTGCTTTCTTGAAGACCTGTTTAATGGCGCTCAGGTAGCGATTACGAGTGCTTCGGCTCCAGCCCCTGCTGCGCCTCTTCTTTGCCAGCCAGGAGTCGATCTGGCCTGCGTCGATGCTGCTAATGGGCAGGTCTTCCCAATCCAAGCGCACCATATCCAGGCGCGTGCGGTCTTCCTTCAGGCTTTTCTCCGCGAGGTCGCACTCATCTAGGTAGCGCTCAACCGTTTCGCCAAACGTCACCTTCTTATTGTCCCGTACAGCATCGAGTTTTTGTATTATGTTTCCATCTAAGGCATCGCTTATTTTTCTTGCTTCCTCTTTAGCCATGCGTTGCGTTGTGCATCGCAAGCTACGTTGTCCACGCAATCCCGTGTTTTGATCGGTCCAATAGGCGTGCCAATAAGTACCCTTTTTAAAATAGCTTACAGCCCCTTCGCGGTATTTTTTTGCTGCCAAGTTGTTCTCCTTTGACACAATACTGACACAGCGCCCATGCAATAGCATGTAGCTCTGTGTAGTTCGGCGTAGGTCAAAGGTAGGGGCTAAGTTGCTGTAAGGCAATCACAACAGCGTAAGCTGTTGTTTTATATAGCCCAACAAAGTTTAGCAAAAACGGACTTTTAATCCGTAGGTCCTGGGTTCGACTCCCAGTGGGCTCACCATTAAAAACAACCACTTACGTTAATTCGTAGGTGGTTGTTTTTATGTTTTGGGGCCGATTGACACAATACTGACACAGCGCGATATCACTGAATCCTACGTTTTCTCTCCTGTATAAAATTTTGAATGTCTTGCTCATCAAAGCGAGTAGATCGACCTATTTTGATAAATGGCAGCTTTCCTGTCGCTTTTAACGCATAAACTTGAGTTTCTGATATTGATAATTTTTTTGCGACTTCTTTGTATTTCATTAAACTCATGCGGGTTTTTCCCAATCGCTGTGCCAAATGATGCGCCACATATCATCCACCTCACGGGTGTCGTTATCTAAGCGAAAAAAATAGCGCTCCGCTTTGCCTCGCCCGATGGCGTAGACCGTGACAGGCTCTTTCATGTATCTCGACATATTGTACGCATTGGCTTGGCATAGGCCGAAATCCAGGCCAATCGTTACATCAGTTGTATCAGGCATTCTCTGATCTCCCTTATGTGTCTGCACTGATAGCCCACTCGCTGCCTGCTGCGGTATCGATACCCTTTGCAGGTGCAGGTCCAGCGATCCTCTCCAGGCTCAACTGTGGGGTGCCTCCTGATCGTATAAGTATCGCCCAAGGTGCCCACACGATTAAATACCTGTTCCTCGTCCAGTGCCGCTAGCGCGGCCTCCATACGACCACGGGCGTTTCGGGACCCACGTAGCTGCCCATTGTGTTGTGATGCACCCATTCTTCTGCATCCTCATAGGACCAGTTGTTGATTTGTTGGTGTATCTCTATCAGGGCGTCATAGTCATACGCTGGCACCGATAGTCCGATGCGGCACGCGATGCCAATTAGCGCCTCATCTAATTCTGCAGGCTCAAAAAATATGATTCGATTGGTGTGCTGTGAATCACATAATCGGTCTGTGATTTCCTGTCTTCCACTCATGATCAAACCACTTATGTTGGATGGGTGGGAGTGGGTGCAATTCGGGGATGGGGATGCGGAGGGCACCTGCCAGATTGCCTTCCGCTATAGGCGTAGTGGGTAGCATGGCCGTGGTTGCCCAGCCTGTCAAAATAATTGTTGGGGGCACCTCAATCCAATCCGAGGGATCTGGCGATGGATGACCCAACAGGACTTGTATGTAGACCCACTCGTCGTGGACTTCTGCTGGGTGAATCAGCAGACTGTAGCGCGAGGGGTCTGTGCCATACCGCATGTAGCTCCCCTTTACGTCTATGTTTGCGCAACCGATATCGAATCCATTATCGCTGCTGTTGGGATGCTGGTTTCGGTGAAATCTGGTCTGAAAATACGTTGAGGTGTGTCCGTGTAAGTATTTCGCCACGGCACACGTTGCCACCTGCCCAACGGCCTGGTCCGTGCGCATACGCGCCTTGCGCGTTTGATCGTCGTGATAACGACTGCGCATCGCGCCAATACCGTGGCCGCAGTTGAGTTCGGCGTGGTATAGTGCGCCCTTTAGCTGGTCGCTGCTGAGTTCAATTTCAATCATAGTAGTAGTGTAGGGTGGGCAGCACTCCCCAATACTGCCCACCCCTGGGCGCAACGATTGATAGTGTGCTACTCCCTGAGCAACTACCGCGACACGTTGCGCCGTATTTCATGTAAAGTCCTTTTCTCAATTTGGTCTACACGTTGTCTACTCAAACGCATTGCTCTGGCAAGTTCAGATTTGCGCCACGTGCGATTGCCAATGATGCCGAATTGAAATTGCACCATCGCCCGTGCCCTGCGACATTTTATCGTAGACAAAAAATGGCGTATATCGTTTCCTTCGCTTATATCGGGGAGGGTGCTAAGATTATCGGCAGGGTTTAATTCTGCCATCTCAAGATTTACGAATGTGTGTGGTCGTTCATCGGACCCTTTACGTCGCTGATCTTTGATTGCATCATAAGGGACCTTAAATCCAGGATGTGACACACTCTCAGTTACGTTGTGCGCCCTCATAATGTAGAATTTGGCGTAAGTCAAAAATGAGTGGCCCGTACTAGCGTCAAATTTGTCTGCAGCATCACAGAGTGCTAGCGCGGCATCGTGCAGGGCGTCACTCTTATCGTAGTTAGGACTGTATCGTTTGGATAGCTCTTTGAGTACGTATCCCAACGATTCTCGTATTAGCTGATTGCGTGCGTCCACATCTCCATCCTGCTGCCAGCGCTCTACCAACCGCAACTGCTCATCCTTGCTCGAAGGTTGCAGGGGCAGGCGATATATATAATTAGAAGCGTTCAACAAAAGCCACTTGCTCCTTACTCCAATCCACGCCCTGCGTGCCCAAAGGTCCATTTCGATTTTTCCGCACCAACAACTCACAGTCTCCCTCTGCTAAATCTGAGCAATGCTCCCATCCCCACCACAGCATCCACACCCCATCTGCATCCTGCTCTATCTGGCCTGAGTCTCTAAGATCCGATAGGGCAGGGCGCGAGGCTTCTCCTGTGCGCATCTCTATCGCTCTGTTTAGCTGTGCGCAGGCCAGCACGGGCACGCCCAGGTCCATTGCCAGGGCTTTCAGCCCTCTGCTGATCTGACTGACTTCTTGCTCTCTGGTGCTGGCTTTGCCTGCCTGCATCAGCTGCAGGTAGTCTACGACGATCAGAGAGAGGGGTTCCTGGCGATGCAGCTTCTTGCACTTGGCTTTGAGGGCATGAAGGGTCAGACTGCCCCGATCATCGATGTGCAACTGAGCGCTACGCAACTGCGCCACAGCCTCATCGAATGCCTGCTGCTTATGCTCTGGCATACGATTGCGTGCCAGGTCTGCTATCGGTATGGATGTCAGCTGGCAGAGGGCACGTAACACCAAGCTGCGTGCATCCATCTCAAGACTGAAGAACGCTACAGGACCTCGCTGTGCTGCGTGCATAGCGATCTGCCAAGCCAGCGCAGACTTGCCTTTACTTGGGCGTGCTGCCAAGACGATCAGCTGCGAGGGCTGCAGTCCATTGGTGATGTCATCCAGGTGGGTAAAGCCTGAGCTTAGTCCCAGCAGTCCCAGCGTGCTGTTTTGCCTGGTCCAGTGCTGCGTCATGCCGAGCGCTTCGCTGAGCGTCTGCATCCCTGCGTCCACCTTGGCGTGGGCAGTCAGACGTTCCTCTACATCATAGATGAGGTCTTCTGGATCGTCTGCCATGTTGGACGCACGCTGCTCCAGGTCGCGCCCCATCGCTGCCAGGTCCCTGCGTTGCTCCAAGTCGAGCAGGGTCTGCGCGTGCCACCGCACGTTGTGCGAGGTGCCCACCAGAGTAAACAGCTTCGTGACATCGAACAGACTCAATTCAGGTGCCCTGCCCTGGGTGAAACGCAACAGGATCGTAGGGTCAAGTGCATCGCTCCCTTTCGGGGCTGCAGTAGCCGCATCATTAATTGCCAGCCACAGTTTTTGGTTTGTTGGAGTCCAAAAACTGTCCACCGTGATGCCCATCTCAATCACTTCGGGTAGGGCACCCAGGCGTTGCATGATGCTGCTGAGTACAGCTTGCTCAGCGTCGAAATCTTCAGGAGCGTGCGCCATAGTTGTACAGTGCCTGTGTGTTTTTTAAGTGAAAATTAGGTATCACTGCACAACTAATTTTGTGGGGCATCATGTACGCCCTGAGCCAGCCCACGTTCAATCCAGAGCAATGCGTCTGCCAAGGTTTCATCAATGACTTCATTCCCTTCTTTCTCCCATTTTTCAGTCATATATTCAAAAATATTTTCCTTCACATTGTTCAGCGCAATGCGCATCATCAAATTTTCAAATTTTATGTCATCAACTTGCAATTTCATTTTACTCTCCTGTGATCAGCTGCCCATAGGTAGACCAGGGCAGCACCACTAGAGGTTCTTTGCGATCTGATTTGACGATCAGCATATCATTGCCCTCAAGCCAGCGCTCAATCAAAGCGAATCCACCTCCATCTTTCCTGGCCTTAACCTCTGCACGGTAGCGTTTGTCCACGATGACATCGCCTGTATAACTGCCACCTGCAGCCCCTGAGAGAGGCACACGCTCTGCCTCTACGCCGAGTGCCTGGTGAAGCGCGACGATCTCACGCTCCACACGGGCACCCTTGTTGCGTGACCTGCGCCCAGGAGAGGGGGCCTTTGCTTTGGGCTTAGAAAGGGGCATCTGGAGCGTCCGCAGGTTGTTCGACAGGATTGCGGCGAGGACGATCCTCTTCAATCACGTTGAGGTTCCTCGCTTTGATGATAGTCTTATAGCGCTTCGTCCCATCCTGCTCCCAAGATTCTGTTTCAAGCGCTCCCTCGACCTGCACAGTATCACCCTCTGCGCAATCTTTTATATCCTCAGCCAAGCGGCCCCAAGCCGTTATATTGTGGAAGGTCTGGAAGAAGTCAACTTTGGCATTGGGGTGCGCCTTTGCTTTTGTAACCAGAGTGAAATTGGCAACCTGCGAGTTCTGCGTGGTGTTATGGCGCACCTCGCCGCGAATTGTGCCCAGCAGGGCAACGAAATTTATTGATATCACTAATTTTTCCCTATTTTAAAAGTGTTGGTGAGACACATCCTCAAAGATTTTTTTAAGGGGAGGTTTGTGTCCAGGTAGGCCAAAAGCATCAGCAACTGGTCTGTGTCTGATGCGTATCCTGCCAGACGAGGGGCATCACCTTTCAAGGTTAGGAGCAAATAACTGTCTGCATCAGAAATAAATGCCTGAGCATCTTGGCGAGAATGCGCAGACTCTTCATTGATCATTGTCAGGTCCTGTGGGTATCAGAGCGTGTATACCTCTGCCAGCAGGGGGGTCCTCTACCGCTACAGACACTTTGCCTGCGACGATGCGTTCACACTGGTTGTTGTCGATGAGGCGTGCTACGATCCACTCCTCCTCATCGATCTCACGCACCTGCCAATCCCACAAAGGGTTTGGTTCGTTGAGCAACTGATCAATCTCAGGGGGTATTGAGTTGCTCCAATATCCGTGTTGATTCATTGCACAGTTTCTCCGTATTTAATTAAATTGTCGTAGTAAACCTGTAGGTTATCGACCGTAGCAGCCTCCAGCTTGATAGCATCAGCATATTTGCGCCGAACCGTAGTGCGTTGCTCTGCGGTCATCTTATCCCCGTTAATTAGACCAGCTTCTAAGTCCAGCACATTGCCTATGATTTTGCGTTTGGCTTCATCTACGTCTGCCTGCTGCAGGGTCTTATCGTCTTTCTCTACGGCAGGGAAATCGATGTCCTGGTCACTGATCTCACCGCTGGGCAGCGCCCAATGAGGCAGGGAAGGAGGGGTAGTGATTTTCTGCCTGCCATCCAACGCTACCCACTCGCTGGGCAATCGGTACAGGTAGCGCCCGATGCCCCACTTAACGCCTGCTCTTTTAAAGGCATCGCTTAGTCCACCTTTCTCCGCTTCAAAATCAGTATCGCCTGCGCCATCTGAGCGCGTCAGGCCGTAAACCGAGATGCCGCAGACCAAGCGTCCTGCAACCTCTGAGTAGTAGTCCTCCCAAAAGCCACCGCAGACCGCATCTAGCCTGTCCATCACGGTCCTTGCGTCGATATACGCAAGCGCCAGGCCTCGTTTTTTGTCCTTGGTCGTAGACCCTACACGCCACTGGATTTCATCGCTGGGGAAGGGTTCTGCTAAAGCTGCTAGCAGTAGAGGCGTAATTCTTTCGCTTGTTGCCATAGCCTATCTGTTCCACAGCGCAGGGATAATCCTGCTGCCGAGGTAGACTACGGCACCTAAAATGAGCGCTACCTGCACATATGTGCATATTGCATGTTTGGGAGGACTACTACTATATTGGGGCATCACAATATCCTTTCTCTACCGAGTTGGGGTCTGTGTGTAGTTGGGGAGTTAGCGTGTTGGCGCACGCTGACTCCCTTTTTTCTAACTAATTTCGGTTGTTAGTCCGTATATTGATTATGCCGATGATGCGTCCCTCAATCTTTATGGGCTTGTCAGACATATTTGCCCATGGGGTATCTAACGTAAACACCTCAATCGTGGATACGTAGCGGTATGCCGAAATCATGGGCACATTTACCTGTTTTTCCTCTTTCTCTAACTCTTTAAATATTGACTGAACATGGACTAATACGTCCCTGCGTCCCAACGGCCAGGCCTGCACGGGCGTGGCTTTGCACATCTCGTGATTTCCTTTTTCCTTGGCATTAAGACGCATTTCGTCTTCCAGTGACATGCCTGGGTTAGTAAGCTCAATCTCCATGCCCAACACAGGCCTTTGAGAGGGCGTCATCCCTGGCATGTTTGATCGGTTTGAAATAAGATTGTTGTACAAATACCGCAGTTTGTAATTAGTGGTCGTAATTTCCTTTAGCCTCTCGTATCCCGCATCCCCCTTATACAAATTTTCAAAAAACTCACTGATTAGTGCATCGACTTTGGCAAAACCAGTTAAGTTCAGGTGCAGGGGAACCTGCGTGTTGAGTAATTCCTCCCATTCAACACCAAGGGCATCAGCAATCTTTTCGTATGTCGCAACATTGATTGTGCCACCCACGCCCTTTACGATGCGTCCCATCGTTGAGGTTGTTATGCCAATCTCATGGGCAAATGCCTCCAGCGTGTAGCCCTGGGCTTTTAATTTTGCCCTGATCTTTGATCCCACTTTTTCTAATCGCTCGCTCATGTGAGTCCATAATAATCTTGCAATTTTCGTTTGGCAAGACTTTATTTTAAAAAACCTTTCTCGTAATTTGGGATTTTTGTCGTAATAATTAGCGCAGGGGGGCATTTCTACAAAAGGAAAAAAAGTAAGCAAGTATAATACAATCATTGATTTATACGCAACGCAGCAAAAAGTTTTCTAACAAATTTGCACGCTCAAAATATGAGAAAAAAATGACGCTATTAGCATTGTCTTACAAGCTGCGATTGCGTTTACCTGCGGTATATGCTACTTTATTCTAAAGCAAACAATAACAAAGCAGAGGTTTAAAAATGAAATTAAAGGTTAGAAAATACCGAATTTTAGAAATTATGGATGCCAGGGGCATCGAATCAATAAGAGACTTAGGGGAGCAACTCAACATTGCTCCTACTAACATTAGCAGTCTATTAAACAACAAAACGAATTGGAATCGGAAGACGCTGGAGCGCTTGATGGAGGGCCTCAATTGCGATCTTGCCGATGTGATAGAAGTTGAGCTTGACAAGGAAAGTGATCCTCAGTAGTATAGGAGCGTAAGGATTAAAGGGTGCCCCTGAGCGACTTTGGTTGCCAGGGGCTTTTTTTTGAACGTTCCCTTCTAATCAACTCCAATTTTGAACTCCCACCGCTAATCAATTCAATTTTGAAATTGAGATTCTAATCAATTCAATTTTGAAATTGAGATTCTAATCAACTCAATTTTATCGTTGTGCAGCAGCGCCCCAGGCAAGCTGCGAGTCATTTTTTGAAACCAGCTTAATTGATTTCAATTAAGTTAATGAAACTGAATTCTATTGTCAATCTGCGATTTTGCCGAATATAAAAGTATTTTAAATTAGAGGTTGTGCTATTTTGCAATATTTATATATTAGATGTGTTGACAATGGACAGCCCATTGTCAGCCCCTTTAATCCTTTACTATTTGGAGGTTGTTTAGATGGCAGCAACAATAGAAAGCAATGGCGCACCAGCTGCAGCGCCTGCCCAGGAGCGCAGCAATATTACCAGCGCTTTTACTCAGTGGTGCAGCAGACCAGCTGAGGAGAGATTTAGAAGTTTAGGCGATATGCAAATTGCTTTACAGGAGCGTAAACAGCGCAGCGCCGAAACTGGGCTTTTACCTATTACTGAAATGGAGGTTCTGCCCATTGCAGAACAAGGTTTAGCTATCAGCAATAAACAAGGCGCTGCTCTGCTGAATAATTACAGCTTAGGCCAGCTGGCCCAGGGTATAGGCGCTCCTGCAGGGTATCTGCGTACGCTGCCTGCTCACCTGGCTGCAGCCTGCATTAATGAGGGACTACCGCGCTATCCTGAGCGCGAAAGGTCTTTATTAGTAACTGAGAGTGAGCAGGGCAACACCTGCAGGGCTATTACTAGCGATCAATACAGCAGGTATTGGGATTGCGATGTAGTCACAGACCTACTAAACACGTTAGAAGCCGATGGATGGCGTGTACCACCTGCACGCCCTTATCCTGGCTGCCCAGCTGAGGATATCTGGCAGGCAACAGCAGCAGACGTATTGCCAGGTGAGCAACACAGCCTGAGCGTACGTATTGGCGATAGATGCGGTCCTGCTGGTCTATATGGCAGCGATAGGGATATGTTCGCTCTGCTGGTAAACCAGGAGCGCAGTATTGATACCCCTAGTGGCAATATGTACCGTGCCTTAATCCTCAGAAACTCTGAGGTTGGAGCCAGCAGCTATAACGTAGAATGTATTCTTTATAGCCAGGTATGTGGAAATCATATACTCTGGAGCGGAGCCAGTATAGCGAATATTCGCCTAGTGCATAGAGGCAGCGCCGATAGTACTAGGCTCAACGGTCGCGCTTTTCTTGCAGGGACTATCGCAGCAGCAGAGGAAGCCAGCTGCAGCCAGGAGCAGCAGCAGATAGCAGCAGCTGCAGAGCAGCGCTTGGATATTAAATCTGCGCAGCTGGCAACTGGTTTACCTAAAGGGACTATACAGGCTGCGGAAATAATGCAGGAGCAATTTCCCCAGGATCATGGAGACAGAGCAGGCACAACCTGGGGTTGGGTACAGGGCTTGACCAGGGCTAGCCAGCAGAGCAAATACATGGCCGATAGGACAGCTATTGACCAGGCTGCAGCTAAGCTATTACGCAAAGTAGAGGTTTAATAATGAATTTTCTACCCGATAAACTGAATCCTAAGTTTAAAACTAAATCTAAGGATAAAGAGAAGGCCTTGAATAAGGCAATAGAGGAAAACTCCGCAGAAATAAATGCACTTATGCCTAGATTCCTTCGTTTAGCAAGTGAAGGGATTAAAGCAAATATTGCTCACTTAATGAAACGAGGATTAGAAGCAGAATTTGTGGGCGATACGATAGAAGCCGCAAAGTGCAAAAAGGAAATAAAAGAGCAGCATAGAATACATCAGCTGCTGCACCTTGCATTAGAATTGCATGACAACGAAAGTGCAAGGTCGATAGGTCGAGCAATGGCTATCAAGTTAAAGCGCAGCAAGGCAGATGCAGGCTAAACACAACACAAATGCAGCGTTTAAGCGCCCCAGGTTAATCCCTGGGGCGCTTTTTTGTTGCCTTAAATTTGAGATAATAAGAAATGAATAGTCTAAAAATCTATGAAGATAAGCAGCGCAATATTTACGCTGCGCTGTATTGTTTAGAGCGCAGCAGCAGCAATACAAAAACTGGCGATATGGTCCAGCTGGCTATACTGCCTATCGACAATAAACCTACACTAGCGCTTAAAGATAGGCAGCTGCCCAATTGTGGAGATTGTGCCCTGATTTCTACCTGCTACGTCAACACTGTGAGCTTAAACGCAGTCTATGACCAGACAGTAAACCAGGCAGTATCTGCAGCGCCTAAGCGCTTTAGAGCGCCTATCCGATTAGGCAGCTGGGGCGATCCTGGCTTATTGCCCTTAGACCTACTGCAGCAGCTGATAAGGGCAGCAGGAGCGCATACAGGTTATACGCATCTATGGCAGCAGATAGGGCAGGAGTACAGCCAGGTATTAATGGCATCTATCGACCACCTAACAGCCAAGAAACAGGGTTTAACTGTGCAGGAGTTAAAGCAGCTGGCCTGGGACAAGGGCTATAGGACGTATTCTATCCTGCAGCCAGGTGAGCAGCAGAGCGCCCAGGAGCGCCCTTGTCTCTATGTATCGAACAATACGCAATGCAGGTATTGCAAGCTCTGCAATGGGGCAAGCAGCCAGCGCAGTATTGCAGCGCCATTGCATGGTCCAGCAAATAAGCAAATAGCATACACCAGGAGCGCAGCCTAATGGAGTTTATAGCTGTGCTAATTCTACTTTTAATTTTACGTAAAGATAGGGCAGGTAAATAGAGCAGCAGAGCAGCGCAATAGGTGGGCCCTGGGCAATAGCTCAGGGCCCTTTTTTGTATAGTGTGCTACCTGGTAGCGCATCTTTATTTACATAATATTTGATGATATTTCTATAAACTACTGTAAATAAACAACGGCGCAGGTTTACCATAATTTTCATAGTCTACCTGGTGGGCAGTTTTAAGGCAGGGCAAAAGATATAATCGAAGATATGTAAATATTGTATTGCATATTATCAGATAATATACTATATTCTTTTTACCCTTTAATCTTACACTTATTAGGAGGTAGTGACTTATGGATAACGTAATGACAATGGACTATGAAACAGCAAAAATAGTTGCCGCTGCGCAATATGATAAAGAGCAGAGCGATATTTACGCTGCCTATATGCCCTGCGAGGTTGAACCTGGTAAGTGGGGAATATTATACCTGGACAGTGGGACCGCTAAATTGATTAAAGTGTCCAGCTGAGCAATAGCACAGCAGCAACAGCAGTATAGCGCCTGGGTTTATGCCTGGGCGCTATTTTTTTGTCTATCGCAAAGTAGAGGGATCGAAGGAAAAGAAAAGGAAAAGATAGGAAGGGATAGGGTGAGATGCTTCTATGCTTGCAATCAAATGACCCATACTGGCTCAGGTTCAATTAAACCTATTATAGGACTATAGACATACCCAGCGCCTCCAGGGCGCTCAGAGGGCAACACAGGCGCTCTCAGGGCATTTATAGCACTATCCCACCCCACATAAGCCCAAAACATACTAACGATAATGTCTATTATGGATAGTATGAGTCTATCCTACCAGTTTAATCTATTTAATTTAAAACGATTAAATCAGTTTAATTTAATCTGATTAAGCTGGTTTTGAAGGTGAACCTACCAGGGGATCCCGATGCCATAGGTATCGTAATAATATCCCGTATATATCGAAGCTCTTTCAGTTTTCTTCCTCCGCTCGTATATACCGTAGCTTTTTCATTGTTTTTCTCTTCGTTTCTCA